ACCCGTACCTTTGGGTGCATACAACGCACGGAACCGATAGGTAACGAACACTTTTATTTGTTATGGGAATGTTTCTATGCGAAGAATGCGGAAAAGCCGAAGTCGTGGATGTTATACCTCGTCGTGGCAAGATTTGTTTTGGATGCCACATCAAGGGCATTCGTTTGGGTTTTGCTCACGGCAAGGAAGATTTCCACGGCCCGACGATCAAGGAACGTCAGCAACTTCAGGAGAAGCAGGCCGCTGACGCTGGTATTAAGGCTGAACCCGTCGGTCAGCGGTGGGTGTGATCTGAGTGTGGTGGGTTCCTATTGTCGTAGCCGTAATTACGGGACCGCTGGTAGTCCTGATGAAGCGGTTTGACAAGCGGAACTCGGAACAGCACGCTGACAATCAGCGTGTGTTGTTGCGCATTGAAGACAAGATCAACCATATTGACGAACGACTAGACGACCACATTGATTATCACCTCAAGGAGGGGCTATGACCTACAAGGATGCTTTCAAGCGAGGAATCGCTACTTTTGTTGCTGGCGCAACCGCAAGCCCGATTACCGCTGCTGTGTTTGACATCGGCTTTCTGAAGGCCGCTGGCATTGCTGGCCTTATCGCGGTTTGGAACTGGGTGGCACGTTCCGCTCAGGCTTGGAACACCATCTGATGGCTCGTACCACCAACTACGAGGTTCTTTCTCGTTGCCAAAAGAAACTTGCTACAGCAAAGCGTTGGCGTCGGGAAGAAGAGTACGACGACACTTGGCGTCGTCTGATTGATCTTTATCGTGGACGCCATTATGAGGATCTGTCTGACGAAGATCGTCTGCTGGTTAACGTCTCGTTTTCTACGGTGAACGTGATCGCCCCTTCGGTGGCGGTCAACTATCCGAAGATTGCGGTCAACTCTCGCCGTCCTGATGATGCGCCCAAGGCGATCATCACGGAGGCTGTGATCAACTATTGGTGGAAGCACTTTAAGGTGCGTCCCGAGTTCCGTCGTGCCGTCAAGGACTTCCTCATTGTCGGTCACGGTTGGCTGAAGTGCGGTTACCGCTATGTTGAAGAGGAGCAGATAGGTGATGAGGGTGACAATTCGGATGGATCGGCAGAGGGTAATGAGATCACTCCGTCGATCGTTGTTGTCGAAGATCGTCCTTTTGTTGAGCGCGTTTCTCCTTTTGATGTTTTCGTTGACCCTGACGCCACTTCAATGTATGACGCTCGTTGGATTGCTCAGCGTATTCGTCGTTCTCTGAAGGAAGTTAAGTCCGACAAGCGTTTCTCCAAAGCCGCTCGTGACAACATCTCCGCTTCATCTTGGGGTCGTTACAACGACGACCCCTCCAAGAAGAAGGTTCAGGACACCGAAGAAGGCTATGTTGAGATCTGGGAGTTCTACGACATTGCCGAGAAGACCATGTGTGTTTTCGCTGAAGGGTGCGAACATTTTCTGGTGAAGCCGATGGACATGCCGTATGCGTTTGGTCATCCTTTTGTGATGATCCGCAACTACGATGTGCCCGACTACTTCTACCCGATCGGCGACCTTGAGGCCATTGAGCCCCTGCAACGTGAGTTGAACGCCACTCGTACCCAGATGATGAATCACCGTAAGCGGTATTCACGCAAGTATCTGTTCAAGGAGTCTGCGTTTGACGCAGACGGTCGTGACGCCCTTGAATCCGACTACGACAACGTGATGGTTCCCGTCGCTTCGGACGAGAATCTGAATAATGTCGTCGCACCTTTCCCTGCGGTTGTTACGCCGCCAGAGTTTTACCGTCAGTCCGACGTCATTGAGTCGGACATCAACACGGTTTCGGGCATCTCGGAGTACCTGCGTGGTTCGTTGCCTGAGATTCGTCGTACGGCGACAGAAGCGGCTATCGTGCAGGATGCCGCTAACGCTCGTGCGGCTGACAAGTTGGCTACGATTGAGGGTGCTATAGCCGAGGTTGCTAGTCGTCTAGTTCAGTTGGCACAGCAGTTTATGACTGGCGAGCAGGTTGCCCGTATCGTCGGGCGAGACGGGGAACCGTTGTGGGTTACGTTTGACAGCGACTATATCGCTGGCGAGTTTGACTTTGAGGTTGAGGCTGGTTCTACCGCACCGATCAACGAGTCGTTCCGACGACAGATGGCGTTGCAGATGGTGGATGCCATGGCTCCGTTCGCTGGTTCTGGTTTGATCAACATGCAGGCCTTGGCTGCACATGTGTTGCAGTTCGGTTTTGGTGTTAAGAATCCTGAACAGTTTATTCAGGCGGCTCCTCCGCCGATGGGTGGACCCGATATGGGCGGTCAACCCCCGATGCCGCCGATGCCGCCTGAAGGTGGCGGAATGCCTATGGAAATGGGTGCACCTATTGCACCACCGCCAGCAACACCTGAGGCGTTGTCTGGCGTTGATCCTGCCGTGCTTGCCGCTTTGTCGTCACGCATGGGTATGGATCTTCCGAATTCCATGTAACGAACGTTAGTTATATTTAGAGCAACCACTATAGGACTCTAGGAGTGATACAGGTGAGTGACACCTCAACAGATAGCCTTGACTTTGAACCCACCGAGAGTGGACAATTCGATGATGGGGGCGGAGCAGAAGCGGATGTGCCGTTTCTTGATGTCAGCGAATATGCCGATCACTATGTGACGGTTAAGGTTGACGGTGAAGAAATTTCGGTTCCTCTGTCGGAAGCAGTCGCTGGTTACAGCCGTCAAGCGGACTATACCCGCAAGACGCAGGAACTAGCATCGCAAAAGCAAGAACTTCAATGGGCCTCTGCCATTCGGCAGGCATTGGATAACGATCCTTCGGGGACGATTGATCTCCTTGCGGAACACTATGGTGTTTCTCGTAGGGAGGCACAGAGAATGGTTGATGACGACCCTTATCTGAACGAATCCGAATGGGACGATCCCGTGGACAAGCGTCTGAAGGAGATTGACCAGCGTGTCAAGTCTTTTGAGCAGGCGCAAGCACAGGCGAGGCTTGAAGCGGAGATCTCGCGGTTGCAAAGTAAGTATGGCGAAGAGTTTGATCCACAAGAGGTTGTGTCGGCTGCGCTTGCGCAGGGCAACACGAATCTTGAGGCCGTGTTCAAGCAGATCGCTTTTGACCGTCTCAGCGTTAAGAAGCAGGCTACTGCCAATAAGGAAGCAGGCGTGAAGGAAGCGAAGAAAGCGGCATCTGTTGTTTCGGGTGCTTCTTCTGCAAGATCGGCTAAGGATGACTCGGGTCCGATTCGTTCAATTGCTGACGCCTACAATGCCGCCAAACGGCATCATGGCGTCTCCTAACCCAAGGAGTTAACATGTCCAACCCGAATTTTGACACCCTGCTGTCAACCACGATTGCGAACTATCGCAAGACCCTGACCGACAACGTGTTCACCGCACGTCCGTTGACCTATTTCCTTATGGACAAGGGTCGCATTCGGATGCTGAATGGTGGTACGAAGATTGTGGAGCCGCTGATCTACGGCACTAACTCCACCGTTTCTTCGTACTCTGGCTACGACACTTTGAGTCTCACGCCGCAGGAAGGCATCTCGGCTGCCGAGTACGATTGGAAGCAGTACGCTGTGTCCATCGCCATCTCGGGTATCGAAGAGGCCAAGAACAACGGCGAGCAGGCCATCCTGAACCTGTTGGAGTCGAAGATCATGCAGGCTGAAGAGTCCATGAAGGAAGGCTTCAACCAGATGTTCTTTGGTGACGGCACGGGCAACTCGGGCAAGAACTGGCTGGGTCTCGGAGCCATCGTTGAGTCGGGTAACACCGTTGGTGGAATCAACTCGGCTACGGCTGGCAACGAGTACTGGCGTTCGTACGAGGAGAACACCGCTGGTGCACTCACCCTCGCCCAGATGACCACCGCCTACAACAGCGTGTCGGTTGGTAACGACCATCCCGACATGGTGCTCACCACTCAGACCCTGTTTGAGAAGTATGAGTCGCTGTTGCAGCCGCAGTTGCGTTACACCGACACGAAGACCGCTGATGCGGGATTCCAGAACCTGCTGTTCAAGGCCGCTCCTGTGGCTTACGACGTGCATTGCGGCGCTGGAATCGTGTACTTCCTCAACAGCAAGTACCTCACCCTCGTCGGTCACAGCGACAAGTGGTTTGCCAACACCGAGTTTGTGCGTCCCGAGAACTTGGATGCTCGCTACTCGCTCATCATGTGCTACGGCAACCTGACCTGCCGTAACCGCAAGAAGCAAGGCAAGTTGACGGCCAAGACGGCCTGATAAATCGGATTGGGGGGAGCGCATTCGTGCGCTCCCCTTGATCTTTTCTTTCATCCAAGTCAAACAATTTTAAGG